CGGGCGTTACGCCCAACAACCGTCCGAAGGAGGGTCATATGACCACTAAAACGGTAGTTCTGGGCGATAAGGCCGTCCAGGTACACGTTGAAGACGCCGCCGAAGTTGAGCGGTTCAAGCAGGAATCAGCAAAGGCTCTGGCCGACGCTGAGGCAAAACTCACCACCACCATCGCCGCCAAAGACGAAGAAATCGGCAAGCTGAAGGCTGACCTCAAGGCAGCCCAAGACGCCGCCAATATCGACGTTGACGCGCTGGTAGCTGCCCGCACCGAGCTGGTTGCACAGGTCAAGGCCATTGATGCCAAGATCGACGCCAAAGGGCTGTCCGACGCCGATCTGCGCAAGGCTGCTGTTGCCGCCAAGCTGGGAGACGAGATGGTCAAGGATGCATCCGAGGCCGTCATTCTCGGCATGTTCAAGGCCATCGCCAAGGACGCCAAGCCTGCTGATCCGGTTGGCGAGGCATTCAAGTACGGCGTCAAAGATGCCGACCCCATCAATGACGCGCAAGCTGGCTACGTCGCCCGCCTGACCCGCCAGAAGGAGGCTTAATCATGGCTCTCATCCCTACTCGTACTACCATGGCTCGGGGCGTAGTCGGCACCTGGGCGAACATGGAAGAAGACAATGCCCGGACTGGTTTCGCGGGCGCTGAGTTTGCAGCTGCTGTGCCGGTAATGAAAGGCACTGGCGAGATGGTCTATGTTCCGCTCGAGGATGGCGGGCGATTCGCCGGTATCGCTCTGCGCACCGTTGATATGGATGGCGATCCGACTACTGATGGCGCTGCCACCTTCCGCGAAGGCCAGCTGTTCGGCATCGCGGACATGGGCACCGTGTTTGTGCTGGCTGGTGATGATGTGACCGAGGGCGCTGACGTGTTCTATGAGCCCGCCACCCGCAAGTATCACGGCGCTTCTGCCGCAGGCCTGCTGCCGCTGGCTGGCTGCGAGTTCGACGAAACCGCCGCTGATGGCGAGCCTGTCGCCCTGCGCATTCGACTCACCCCTGGCGCTGCACCTGTAGCCGAAGAAGAGTAAGGAGTAACACACTATGGTACAAATCACTGATGCGCAGGCGCTCAACTTCCTGCGACAGCAAACTCGGGTGCAGTCTGCGCGTGCCTTCAATGTTGAGTACGACATTGTTGACTATGCCCAGCTGGTCCCGGTGAACACTGACTATCCTGAGTGGGCGTCCGGCGCTGACTTCCAGGTCGGCGATCTGGCGGGCGCTGCTAAGTGGCAGAGCGGCTGGGCCGAGGACGTTCCGAAGGCTGATGTGAGCCTGATCAACGTCGGCGTGGACTTCGCCATGTACGCAGTTGGCTATGGCTACAACATCGAGGAACTGGGCAAGGCGATGCACGCCGGCTTCCCGCTGACCGCTCGCAAGGCCATTGCTGCCCGTCAGGCTGCCGATATCTTCTGCGCCGAAACCGCGCTGTACGGCGGTGGCCACCCCGGATGGACCGGTCTGATCAACAAGGCCGGTATCACCCCGGCTCTGTCGCCGAACACTGGCACCGGCAGCGCTCGCAACTGGGTAGATGCCAACGGCGTTGGTCTGAAAACCCCGGAGCAGATCGTGGCCGAGCTGAACCTGCTGCTGATGGGTCCGCCCAGCTCCAGCGGCGTTCTGACCAGCCTGATCGGCGATACCATCCTGCTGCCGCCGCGCGCGTACCAGTACCTGGCTATCACTCCGTATGGTGTGACTTCGCCGAACATGACCATCCTGCAGTGGTTCATGGCGAACAACATCTACACCACTCGGACCGGTCGCCCGGTGACCATCCGCGAACTGCCCGCACTGTCCACTGCTGCGACTGACAGCGCCGTGACCGGTCAAGGCCGCGCAGTTGGCTACCGGAACGCACCGGATGCGCTGGAGCTGCCTATGCCTATGCCTTATCGCTTTTTGGACGTGCATCAGCACGGTCCGATGCAGTGGCAGATTCCGGGCATTGGTCGTGTCGGCCAGCTGACCGTTATTCGTGATGGCGCCCTGCGCTACCTGGACGGCGTAACGCCGGCCTAACAGAATAAGGGGCTGGAAACAGCCCCTTTTCTCTATGAGGACGAATCATGAAGATCACCAACCTGACAAACAGCCCCTACCAACTGGTAGACGCCAAAGGAAAGGCGGTTATGCTGCCGGCCCGCGGCGAGGTTAATATTGACCTGCATCCGATGTATGAGAACCTGTATCGGCAAATGGGCTATTTCCGAATTGAGGAACGCGGCGCGGTCGCCCCCGAAGTGGACGAACGGGACGAGCTTCGAGCGCAGTACGAGCAGCTGACCGGCGAGAAGCCGGATGGCCGCTGGTCTGCGGATCGCCTGAGAGCCGAGATTGCCAATGTCTAAGCAGCCTCTGGGCATCACGGTGGGCGAGGGCGGCGTCGGCGTCTACGAGCATGCGGACGGGATCGAAACGTTCGAGACCGACAGCCCATACCTGCTGGCCGATGGCGTAAGCCTTGCCGCCCCGTTGCCGGTCCATTTCGTCGATGGGCCCGTATTCTTTGACTCGTGCGGGAACCCGCGGACTGCTATCCCGGTTCGAGCAACCGCGCCGCCAGTGAACGGGGTCACCGTTGACGGTGTACTAGTCACTCATCAAGGCGCGATCGTCACCCATACGGAGTAAATCATGGCGGAACTATCAACATTGGGGCACGTTATTAAGGCGGCGTACGAGGGCCAGCCGAATACGAACGCATTCACCGATGCCGAGAAGGCGAAACTTGCCGGTCTTTCGGCGGTGGCGACCTCCGGCAGCTTCGCGGACCTGACGAATAAGCCGCCCGTTATGGCGGTCGGCAATACCGTCACCGAGGCGCGCGATGCGATCGATGCTATGCCCCGCCCCATGCGTGGTGCCCCAAATGGCGTTGCCCCGCTCGACGCCTCCGCGAAGGTGCCGCTCGAACACCTTAACGTTTCGGGCCTGTCCTATCTTGGCGCGTGGGACGCCTCTACGAACTCGCCAGCCCTCTCTGACGGGCAGGGGAGCGACGGTGATTTCTTCAAGTGCTCGGTCGCTGGCACTCAGGACTTCGGCGACGGAGAATACACATTCGGCGTTGGCGATTGGGTGATCTATGCCGGCGGCCATTGGCAGCGTATCGGCGTTCACGAGGCTGTTGCATCGGTCAACGGAAAGACGGGCGCTGTACAGCTAACTGCTGCCGACGTGGGCGCCCTGCCGAATAGCTATTCGCCATCTTGGCCGGAGGTGTCGGGCAAGCCCGACTTCGACGCATTGTACGCTCCCAAGCCAAGAGGGGGGTTTAGCGCCCCGGTGCTGGCCGTATCAGCGGGATTGTCTGGTACAGTAGCTGTAGCGTCCGGTGTTACAAAAGCCATTACATGGGCGACACCTTCGATAGACCCCTTCTCGATGCATAACGGAACAACAGGCTTTGTAGTGCCGAGCTGGGCTGTGCTAGCAAGAGCAACGCTAAAGATGACTATGGGGCCAAACCCTAATGGATATAGATGGGCTGCTGTCAGATTAAACGGAAGCGACGTTCATGCCGATAGGCGAAACGCAATTCCAGCGACGTGGACAAACCTGAACTTGCATTCCATAGCGTTCCCCGTGACACCAGGGGCGGTTATTGATTTCACTGTTTTTCAGAACTCGGGATCAGAGATAGGAATTGCTGATAATGCAATATTTCAAATTGAGCTGTACTCTTTAAATTAATGGAGCCCAGGCAATGAGCTACGGAACCGACGACGGATTTACCGCGTGGCTGGCAGCACAAGGGTTGGTCCTGCCAGATGACGCGCCGGCCCCTGCTGTGCTTCGCCAGATCGGTAGCTCGTACGTCGATGCTGCGTATGAATACCGCCTTGGTTGTAGCGAACGCACGGGCGGATTCGACCAGGAGCTGGCTTGGCCCCGCAAAGGGCATTACCTCAACGGCAAGGCCGTACCGAACGATCTTATTCCGCAGGCGTGGGTGCATGCCGCTTATCGTGCGGCGTACCTGCAAGCCACGCAGCCGGGGTGGGCAACTGGCAGCCGCGACGGTAGCCGCGTTACCAAGCGGGAGCGTGTAGATACGATTGAGAGGGAATTTTTCGACGCGGCAACCGCACCAGGCGCTGACGCTGCGCCCGGCATGGTCTCGGACAGCATCATCAACGGCCTTGTGCTGCCGTGGCTCTGTTCGGTTGGTCGCAGTCTCAACAGCTTGTTCCGGGTGGTGTGACATGGCAGACTTCTACAGCGAAATGCGCCAGATGGCGGAGGAGCTGCTGGCCCCCACAAGCCAAGGCGGATTGGGTCAGGGTTCGATTGTCCTGTCCCGCCAATCCAGCACGCCCGGCGCTAACCCGTGGGATCCACCCGTGACCACGACCACGACTGAACCCCTGCGCGGCGCTGTCCGTGGCGTCAGCAAGGAGCTGATCGGCGTAGAAATGGGTGGAACTGTCGTTCTCGCATCCGACCGTCAGGCCATCTGCGCCGTACCCGCCATGGGGTACACTGCGGGCGACACCCTCGTCGTTGATGGTGTTCCGGTTCATATCGTGGCAGTGCAGAATATACCAGCGGCGGGTATCACTAGCGCTGTACGTTTCATTATTCGCGGGTAGCCATGACCATCACCACAACCAGATCCCAAGCTCGATTATTCGCCCAACTCATCGCCGAGCTGGAGCCGCGAGTGCGATCTGGATTCATGGCGTCCGTCACCGACCTCACAGCGAACGTCAACTGGCGCGAACTGCTGGCGAACTTGGAAGCGGGGAATGTCGAGGGAGCCATTGCAGCGCTCAACATCAGCCCGGCAGCATGGCAGCAGTACAGCGAGGCCGTGAGTGCTGCCTATGCCGCGTCAGGTTCAGCAGCCGCAGCGCAAATACGTGCCATCGGCATCGGCGCAATCGGCACCCGGTTTAATATGATGAACCCCAGGGCCGAGCAATGGATCCGCGAGAACGTGGGTGAGTCCATCGTCGGCTTCGTGCGCGAGGAGGTCGAAAGCGCCCGCCGAACCATCGCGGCTGGGTACCAGCTGGGCAAGGGGCCGCGAGACATTGCCACTGACCTTGCCGGGCGCGTTGTAGGCGGAAGGCGGCAGGGCGGTATTCTTGGACTGGATGCGCCACGGGCAGAACGCCTGCTGACGGTCACCGAGGCGATGAAGACCGCCGAGGGCGTGCAGAGTCTTGTTATCGAGCACCGATCGGGTGCGCTGTCTCTGCGCTACAAGGTGAACAAGGCGACCGCTAATCGCATCTTGAGCGCGTACCGCAAGGGCGAGGCTGTGCCGCAGGCTGAGCGGCTCATCAGTGAACGCCAATACAAGAACGCGCTACTCAAGGCGCGCGCCGATACAGTGGCCAGCACTGAGACAGCAGACGCCGTGCTGAATGCCAGAGACGAAGCGTTCCGGCAGACCATGGAGCAGGAGGGCATCCGGCCCGACCAGGTGGTCAAGCGTTGGCGGCATGGGGGCGGGCCTACTGCGCACCACCGCCCTGATCATTACGCCATGGGCGGCACCGAGGTAGTCGGCATGGATACGCCGTTTGTATTCCCTGACGGGACTGCAATGCTTTTCCCGCATGACCCGGCTGGCGGGGCGAGGCATAATATCAACTGTCGGTGCCAAGTGGAGTACAGGGTCAACTATGAGGTCGATTGATGGCTAGCTTCGCAGAGGCAGTAGGCAGCTGGGCTTCCGCAACCGAGCGGCGGCTTTCTGCTGTCCACAAGCGCGCCGTTGAGAAGCTGGCAATGGAAATGACCCGCACCCGCGCAGAGGGCGGCAACGTCCCCGTGGATACCGGGAACCTCTATCGCTCCCTGCTGGCATCCACGACCGCCATGCCGAAAACTGCCGAGGCGCCTTTCGCCGGGTCTAACGTTCCTTCCGTTATCGCCACGTTGAGACTGAACGACACCCTGTGGCTCGGGTTCCAAGCGAAATATGCGAGAAGGATTAACTTCGGCTTCGTCGGCGCAGACGCGCTTGGCCGGGTGTATAATCAGCAGGGTGCGCACTTCGTCGAGCGCGCCATTGCCATGTGGCCCCAAATAGTCCGCGAGGCGGTAGAGGAAGTAAAGAATGCCAACAGCTGAAGTGAAGATCTGGCTTGCCCTGAAGTCGCGCATCGACAGCCTTTCGCTCACTTTCGGCAAGGCATGGCCAGCCGAGACCTTCACCCCGCCGCATTCTGGCAACCAGCTGTCGCCGTACATTCGCGTCGGAACCGTCACGGTTGACCCGCTGCCCGTCCAGATCGCCACCGGCAAGCCTCACGTGCGCACCGGCACCCTGATACTCACTCTGGTTCACCCTCTGCGCAGCGGCTACACCATGCCGGTATACAATCAGTTCGCGGGCACCATTGCCGAGCATTTCGCTGACGGAACCGAAATGCGGTATGATAACGTATGTGTCAGAGTAACCGCACAGCCGCATGTGCAGCCGGGTTACGAGGATAATGGCTATTGGACTATCCCGGTTTCAATCCCGTGGAGGACAGTTGCATGAGCTGCAAAGAGTGCGAAGAACGCCGCAGACTTGCCCGAGATGCGCTCCTGCGCTCTGCTGTTGGTGAAGCGGCTGTGCATGTTGTTAAGGGTGCCGCCGAACTCGCGGGCATCAAGAAGAAAACCGCCACTGCCGACCGCAAGAAGGCAGCGGCAAAACGTAAGTCCGGCGCTGCCGGAAAGAGGGCCAGTCCGGCCAAAACTGCGCAGGAGTAACATTCAATGAACGAAATGATCTACACCATGGCGAACACCAAGATTTTCATCTCCGAAAATCCGGTGCAAGCCAAGCTGGAAGTAACCCCCGAGGATTTCCAGGGGGTCAACTGGATTGAAATCAAGGGCCTGTTCAACGTTGGCGAGCTGGGTGCCGAGCAATCCGTCAACGAGTTCGAGCTGATCAGCAGCGACTGGATGCTGAAGTCGAAGGGTACCCGCAACGGCGGCACCATGACCAACACCTTCATCCCGCTGCATCTGGATCCGGGTCAGGCCAAGTTCCGCGAGGCCATTGAAGACAACTGCCGTCCTTATGCTTTCCGTGTAGAGCGCGGCGCTGATTGCGCGCCCGAGTCCCTGGTTACCATCAGCATTGCCGATCCCGGCGTTGTGACGTGGACTGCTCACGGCTTCCAAGCAGGCCAGCCTGTCATGTTCACCCTGGGCGACGGCGCTGCCCTGCCCACTGGCCTGACAGCTGGCGTTGTGTACTACGTCGAGTCTGTTCTGACCGACAACACCTTCACTGTCGCCACCGAGCCGGGCGGCGCGGCCATTGAGACCACAGGCACCACCACCGGCGACATCACCGCCACTGCCCCACCCGCTGGCATGACTGACCTGTTCCAAGGTCTGGCTCTGGATGGCGCTCGCTCCGGCGGTGCGCGTAACGACAACTTCACACGAAGCTATGGCATTGCCGTCAACGGCAGGATCATCACCGTGTAACGAATTCCCGCAAGGGAATAGGGCTAGGGGCGGCTTGGTTCACCGCCCTGATGCCCGACCTGAACCGCATGAACCGGAGAATAAAGATGGATATCAGCAAGTTCCTACGCACCGATGAAGATTACGAGCCCATCGACAATGGCCGATGGATGCCTGTTTCCGAGGATAACCCGGATACGCAGTTCTTCGTCATTGGCATGCAGTCCAAGGAAGCACAGGACTACCTGAAGAACGCCGCAGCCCGTCTTCGAGAGCAGAATGGCGGCAAAGAGCTGACCAGCGAGCAGTTCAACCAGATCACCCAGGATTGCTTGGCGGAAGTCTGCCTGAAGGACTGGAAAGGCGTTAAGAACAACGGCAAGAAGGTTCCGTTCAGCCGCGAGCTGGCGCGCAAGTCCATGAACTCCCGCGACAAGACCTTTATGGTCATCGTGTCAGGACTGGTGAGTGAGCTTGACCGAAACGCCGAGAAGTACGTCGAGGCAGTCACAAAAAAATAATGCCCGCGCTGCTGTGGGCAGTCAAAAACCCTGATGCCGGTAAGCTGATCGCCGCTTATCGGCATTACAAGCAGCCAATCCCGAAGGGCCTAGAGCCGCCAGAGCTTAGCGATATCGAGCAGTATTACTGGCGGGCCTACTGGGATCTGGGCAGCGAGCGGCAGGCAGGCGGGCCGATTCCGTGGACAGCAATCAGGCGATACTTCGAGGTTGAGGGGTTCGGGCGTTTTGCGGACTTTAAGCGTATAATCACGGCTATGGATTCGGCGTATCTTGAGGCGATAGAGGCCCGCAGGCCGAAAAAAGAGAGGTAAAGCGTAGTGGAAGCAGCCGCCCTTGGTTTGCGCGTGGATGGTGTGGATGGCATCGACCGCGCATCATCTTCGCTAGACCGTCTCAGCAAAAGCGCAAAAGGCGCTGAAAACGCATCCGGCCAACTCGACCGAGCATCCAAGTCCAGCAGCAGATCAATCTCAGACGTTTCCCGCGAAAGCGACCGTGCATCCCGGTCGATGGCTACGCTGTCTGCCGCTATCCGCCCGGTAGCCGCTGGCCTAGCAGCCGCCTTCAGCGTCAGAGCGCTTACCCAGTACGCCGACACATGGTCAGACATGACCAGTCTTGTGCGCGTCAACATCGGCGCGCATGAGGACGCCGCTGAGGTGATGGGGCGGCTGGCGGATATTGCGCGGTCTACCTACTCCAGCCTTGAGCTGACCGCGCAAGGGTTCGCGCAGAACGCATTTACCCTCAATGCGCTGGGCAAGACTACAAAGCAGCAACTCGATTACACTTCCGCGCTGAACAATGCCCTGGTTGTCTCTGGTGCCAAAGGGCAGCAGGCGCAGATGGTTCAGGACAGCTTGAACCGCGCCATGGCCGAAGGGTCTCTGCGCGGCCAGGAGTTGCAGAACGTCCTGAACTACGGCAGCACGGTTGCCACTTTGCTGGCCGAAGAATTGGGCGTCAACGTCACCCAGCTTCGAGATGTGGCCAAAGAGGGGCGCATCACTGCTGATGTGATATTCAACGCGCTGGTCAAAAACATGGAGCAGCTGGAGGAAACAGCAGAATCCATGCCCGCCACCATCGGCGACGGCTTCCTTCTGCTGCGCAACTCCGTGTTGCAGGCTGTGGGGGTGTTTGATCAGGCGAACGGGCTGAGTGAGGAGTTTGCGGAAAACCTTGTGGGTATTGCCGACGCTATACGCGACACCGATTGGGGTCCGTATATCCGGGCGCTGACCACGGGGGCGAAGATAGCTGCGGCTTATGTTGCAGCCATTTACGCAATCCCGGTTGCAAAAGCAGCCGCAGCAGCCGCAACCGCCGGATATCAGGCCGTGCTTGCGGCGTTCAGCGCTCAGGCTGCCGTCACCACGGCGCAACTGTGGAGCATGAACACGGCGCTAGGCGTGGTTGGGGCGGCTTTTGCCGGATTCCAAATCGGCACCTACCTGCGCAACGAATTCGAGATCGTCGAGAAAGCCGGCATCGCCCTCATGGGCGGTCTGCATACCATGGCTGTGCAGGTGGCGGGCTTCTTCAGGGTTATGGGCGAGAACATCAAGTTCGCCGTCATGAATCCGATAGACGCTGCACGCGGCGCTATTGCCGACATGCTGGAGTGGCTGGCGCGGCTGGGACGCGATGCGCTTGGGTTCCTTGGGCTGGAGGGTCTGGCAGCGGGAATCCAGACCGAGTTTGCTGGTATTCGTGGCGCGACTGCTGCCGAGCATAAAGCCACACTGGAGCAGATCAGAACCGACACCGCCGCAGAGGCGGCGATGGTAAGCAGCATCTATGCCGAGATGTTTGCCGATGTGGGCAAGAATGCAGAGGAGGCTGCTTCCTCGACCGAGGAGCTGGCGAACACCACCAACAACCTAACCAACAACGTCGACAAGCTAACCGCCGCGCAGAACGCGCTACAGCAGGCATTCGAGCAGACCCTGGCCGGATACCATCGCCAGTTGACTCTGGCCGAAGACGCCAGCGAAGTAGAACAGCTGCTGTACGAAATCCAGTATGGTCGCCTGCAAGGACTCCTCCCCGCACAGCAAGAGATGCTGCGCGGCATGGCTGAAGAACTGGACATGCGCAATAAGCTGGCGCAGATCGAAGCTGACCAGAAGGAGATCAACCGCGACCGTGACGCTATCGCCCGCGAGCTGATGAGCGAAGAAGAGCGGATCCAAGAATCCTATGCGCGCCGCCGAGCCATCATCGAGAACGCCACGTTCGAAAACGAGCAGGCGCGTACCGAGCTGCTGCTGCGACTGGAGAACGAGCGCAACGAGGCTCTGATCGAGGCGAACGGCAGCTATTGGGATCGCTGGCTGCTGGCTGCCGAAGAAAACCTGTCGAGCTTCGACGAGCTGTCTAAGACTGTCGTTGACAGCTTCACGCAGCAGTTCGGCTCTGCCTTCGAGGACATGATCTTCAATGCCGAGTCCGTGGGTGACGCAGTACAGGGCATGGCCCAAGGCATGGTTCGCGCCGTGGTCAACGCTATCGGGCAGATGATCGCGCAGGAGCTGGCGTATCAGGCGATTCTGGCGCTGCGCGGGCAGGTGGCAACTGCTGCCGCCGCCACCGAGGTAGCAGCTATTGGCACGACTACTGCTGCGGCAACTGCTGCCACGGCGACGACTACGACTGCGCAGGTAGCAGCAGCCACCACGACGGCAGCAGCTTGGACTCCCGCCGCCTTCATGGCATCTATCGGCTCGTTCGGTGCTGCCGCCGCCATCGGTATTGCCGCTGTTCTGGCGCTTGGCGCGCTTGGCGGATTCCGCAAAGGCGGCTATACCGGCAACGGCGGCGTGGACGACGTGGCTGGCGTGGTGCATGGTAAGGAGTTCGTATTCGATGCCGCCGCCACATCGCGCATTGGGGTCAGCAACCTTGAGGCCATGCGCAAGGGTCAGGCACTGCCGACCAATGTGATTCCGTTTCCCACCGCAACACCAGCAGCACAAGGCGGCGCCCCGATCATCAACGTCTATGAGGCGGAAGGGGCTACAGCGAGCGTGACTACCAGTAAAGACGACCAGGGCCGCGACGTGATCGAGATTGTGGTCAACAACCTGCTCACCGGCGGAGAGATCGCCGATTCCGTCAACCGCATCACCGGCACTCAGTTTCAGGGGTCATAATGATCAGATTTCCAGACAATCTGCCGCCACCACTGCTGAGCGGCCACCGCATGCGCAAGGTGGACGGCGTGCAGCGTACCAAGATGCGCTCTGGTCGGACGTTTGCGCGGCTTGAGTTCAGCGGCACTCCCAACGACTTCACCCTGTCGTGGTACTTCAGCCAGATTGAGGCATTCCAGTTCGAGCAATGGCACGCTAACGCCATCAAGGGTGGCGCACTGCAATTCGTCATGCCCGTCCAGATGAGCGACGGCATGCGCGACCGTGTGTGCCAGTTCCTTGATATGTACGAAGGTCCGAACAAGATCAGCCCCTGCCTGTGGGAAGTGTCTGCACCTGTGCAGGTTCTAGATCAGATTGGCGAGGGTATCGACCCAGGCTGGTGGGAGTTCCCTGAGTGGATCCGCTATGCCAGCCTGTTTGACGTGACCATGAACAAGCACTGGCCGGAGGCGTAATGGCTACGCTGCAGGAAGTATACGCGACCCGAGGCGACATCAAGCTGCTGGAGGCGGTGCAGATCAACTCCCCGGCGTGGCCGTCGATCTATCTGGTCCGCGACTATCAGGATCGGCTGCTGTATGTGCCGGAGGAAGACCAGTTCGTGCTGCACCAAGCGGCATCCATCGGGGTAACCAAGC